CAGCCATAGTTGGGACAACATAGTCCGTTGAATCTCCTGGGTTTGTTTGTTCGCCATGGAATTTTTGCCAGTTTTCCCATAAGAGACGAACAGGAACAGAGAAGAAGAAAGTGTCCATGTGAATATTATCCATGAACGGGTGAAGGGGCGTTGCCATACGAGCAAAGCCCGTCATATTGAGATTGAATGTATCACCCGGGAGTGCCTCGTCTACGAAGATCGGAACGAGATAGCCGGAATCGAAAGTAGTTTTTAAGCCACAGCTGCGATTGAAACTTGAACGGGGAATGTCAGCGCGCGGAACTTGGCTGAACATATGTTGCATGACTGATTTCATTCTGTTACCTCCGGTTTGGTGGGTAGTTTAACAAGATTATCGATATTAGTTTTAGGTTTGTATTCTACAAGGTTGCCAAGTGATCTTTTATTGACAGTCAAAGTAGCGTCCTGGTCATCGAATTCGCCTAGAGCGAAAAGAGTATAATCAGGAGTATGCCGAGCGAAATTGTGATTAGGATCAATGAGACAATCAACAATCGCACGTATAGCTTGTCCGTCTGTATCGAGGAAGAAGGGTTGAAGAAAAGCCTCAGATTTTTCATCATAGATTGAATATATTTTTTTAACCATTTCAATTTGCCTCCAATTTTCGTGGGAGTTTAGTAAATCTTGCCATTTGGCATTTTTCGCGGTCCCGTAATCGCCTGGTAGAGCAATCTTTTTCATGAGCCAAGGCCTGGGCTTTCCTCTTTGCCTTTAGTTTTAGTAATTCGAATTTGTCTTGATCTCCAAGGATTGAATCGTAATATTTTGGAATTTTGACCTCCTTTGCATTAATGATGCATTTGTCATGAGGGTAAAGATCAGATTTAAATAATTTGTACCAGTTTTTTCCAATACCATTACTCATTGTTGTGTATTCAGGCTTTCGCCCTTGATAATAGTCGGGAGCATCGGGACCAAAGATTTTTTTGGTGATATATCGTGCAGTATAAGCAGCAGATTCAAAAGTAACATCACCAGTAATAGAATAGCCATAAGGCCACAGGCTCGACAGCGTTTCGGAAGTATAGACAGTAATGCCATTATTGGACGAGTGAGGTATTTTATCATTGAAATCAAAGTTGAATATGCATGCATGAAAGTGAGGACGGCCTAGTGATTTTATAAATTTATGTTCGTCAGCAGCCTCACAATCGCTCCGGTTGCGACCACAAATGGCACACTGTTCGCCGTATTCGCCGCAGTGATAATAGCGAATTTTCAGACCAAATTTTTTTCGTAAGCGTTTCATGAATTTTTGAAAGTGCCTAACGTCCAGTGATTTATCCCTGGGTAAGTTTTGGTCATTGTAGGTCAAGGTAATGAAGCAGTTATCATCATAAAGACTTGCCTCATGTACGCATCGGATAGCCCATTGTCTTGATCTTTCAAGGCGGCAGCCGATGCATTGACCACAGGGTATTTCGAGTTGTAAATCCTCGAAGCCCTGTTTTTTATCGAATACGATAGAACGTTTACCGGACTCGTTTGCCGTTCGTGATCTCCAACCCCGTAAAGGATTGAAGCAGGCCATTAGAGTCGTATGCCTCCTCGCATCGGATTCCAGCGATTAGGGGATGCAGATTTAACAGCGTTACGGGAGAACATCTTTTTTGAACGTCTTCGATTAAGTTTTTTTCGTCGCATTTTATGCTCCTTTTTTAGTTTGCAGTGACATGGTGTCACTGCGACCAGTTACATCAAGAGGTGAACTGGTCCGGGAAGTCGGGAATATTGAATAATTCCCTCAAGAGACGAAGCCCAGGCAGCAGGGCATCGTCGTATTTATTATCGCTTTGCTCGATTGTGGATTCTATTGAATCGATAAGATTATCGAGGAATTTTTGCAAGTCCTCGATGTTAAGAGATTTAACGAAGTTATTAATTAGAGTAGTGATGATATAGACAATCATAGATTTTTTCATTTTAAGCCCCCTTCATTTCCCCCGTTACATCGGGGGTGATTTATTTATAGCATGTTTGTTAAATTTAACAAACATTTTTAGAGCGGGGCGGAAGCGCTGCGCTGTCCGCCCCGCATTGCGGGTTAGCCCATTAGAGAGGGCAGCCGTGGCCGCATCATCATTCTACGGGCACGGGAGGTTCAGGATCCTCCACCGGGGAATCATCCGGTGGGGGAGGAGGAATAAGTCCCATTTGCTGCATTTCAGGTACGTTCGCAGGGTTAGACACAAAGTCTAGGAATTCCGCAGGATCATTAGAGAACTTTTTGCGAATAGAAGAAGGTAGAGAAGCGAACGATTTATTTGCAGCGATGATTTTATTCATAGCATCGTGATAAGTAGGGACGTCAGTTAGATCTGAATAGTTGCCCTGATGAGTAGAGACATGATCGATGAGACCCGTCTTTTGATATTTAGCCATAATATGGTTTATATCACATTCACGTTTGAATTGTTGTTTGGCCATAGAAGGGCCAGGAGTTGAAGTAGTAACACGTTTCGGCTTATCATAAGCTTTTTTGAAAGTAGCCATTTTTATCTCCTATTTAAGTAAGTTGTAAGTGCCGGCAGCACTGTTGCCCATGCCAAAGACTTGGCCGATCCCTTTCAGGATCCGTTCGTATTTTACCCAGTCTTTATTTTCAGCTGCGAAAGCCTCCTTGCTTAAAGCAAGTTCGAGGCCGGCAGCAGTTACTTGGTTTTGCATTTTTTGGGCAGCAGTGTGAGCTGCAGTAAGATTCTTTTGCTCAGTATATTGAGCAGCGCGAGCAGCAGATTCATGAGCTTCAGCAACGACTTTTCCGCCCTGGGTGTTAGTGAGAGTCGTTTGAGCTTTTATATTATTGATCTGAGTTTTAAGCATGCTCAGACCTTGGGCAGAGTTTGCGGTTTTACTAAAAGCATCGACACCAGCAGCTTGTTCATTTTGCATGACAGCCATAGCACCATTGGGAGTTGAAGCGCCGCCAGCTTTATAGGCGAAGATTGGATTTAGACCGGCAGCGCGCATATCTGTCATACCGCGTTGCCATGAAGTGTTAGACATTCGTTCCTGAAAGTCCATTTGACGTTGCGCCTGGGCGCTGTTGGCTTCATTGGTTCTTTCTTGACCATCTTGACCAGCAATACCAGCGCCAATAGAAGAACCGAGACTAGCGCCTGAAGGGCCACCGAAATAACCGCCGACAATTGCACCGATAGGTGCCGCGAGTTTTTTAATACCACTGAAGAGTCCCATATCAGCTCCTTAGAAGTGATCGATGAGGCCCGGGACCGAGTAGATCGGCATAGGGCGAGCGCATTTAAGCGAGAAATAAGAGTCGAAAAGGAATTGAGGCTCAGTTTCGACAACGATAACACGATCGATTGGTGGATTTTCTTGGATAAAGGACTCATTTAGAGCCGGCAGCGAGTCGAAGTCTTGCGCCAAGTGCCAAGAGTCAAGAGTCTGAGCGTCATTAGAGCGCATTTTGCCAGTGATTTTTGAAGGCTTATAGCGGTACTCGGCGTAGCGTTCTTGATAGCCAAAGACATCTTCATCATTCGCGGACCCGTCCGCATAGATCTCTTTGTTTAAAACAGCTTGCTCGCCAATATGAGACAGAGCAGGATAGTAGAAATCAAACCGAGTAGAGCGAGAGAACATGCGATCAAGACCTTGCTGGTATGTAAGGTCAGCACGGACAGAAACCAGACCGATAAGCACGCAATGCTCAGTAAAGGATTTTGTAAAACCATGTCCATGAAGTGCTCCTACGCCGAAGGCTGCAAGATTGCCCTGGGGAGTTGTTGCGTCAGTAGATGATGTTTGGGCAACAGGGTTGATGTTAATGCGTGAAGTACCGCCACCGAGATATTCAGGGCGGGTTGCACGGAGATCGGGAGACGTTACACCAAAGTGTGATTTTACAATTTCGATATAGCGTGTTCCGCCCCTTGCGTCACGTTCAAATAGTTTTTGGAGCTGGAATGCTTGACGAAGCTCGTTGATAGTTGCAGCAGTTGCGTTGGAAAGGTCTGCATACAGTTGTGTAGCAGGTTGCGTACCTGGGGTTGAAGCATGGACCTTAATGCTATTTGCACCGGCAGAATTGTCATATAAAACTCTCCAAGCAGAGTCAGTAGTACTATATACTGATAATTCGCCAATTCCTCCACCAGCCGTATCTGTGTGAATATCTGCTCTTGTGCCAAGAGGTAAATCTACAGCATCACCTTTTTGCGGCCATGGCAGGCAAGAGGTGAAATAATCGTGTCGTTTGCCGCGACGTTGGAGTGTGTAGTCGTCAGGGTCATCAGGCCCGTCATCGGTGTCAACCGTAAGCGAGTCAATGAGGTTTTCGTCTCTAAACCACTCGTTGAAGATAAGATTGTAAGCGCGATGCCAAAGGCTAGAATGCTCCAAATCAGCAATGCCAGTAGGTATGCCGAAGTAATCCGATAGAGACTCGTTTGCATATCCAGTCGAAGCAGGCGCAGCCATAGTTGGGACAACATAGTCCGTTGAATCTCCTGGGTTTGTTTGTTCGCCATGGAATTTTTGCCAGTTTTCCCATAAGAGACGAACAGGAACAG